CTCAGAAAGAACATATGGATATTGCCAAATCCTGTAAAGCAGTATTTGGAGAACAATTTCCTACTTGCTATGAGGCACTTGGTGGTTCTGATGAGTGGAGCATCTAAATAAAGTCATATAAAATGGAGATTTAATTTTGGCAATTTATCCGATTATTCATAAAGAAACTGGTGAGACGAAAGTGATTGAAATGAGTGTTCATGACATCACACAGTGGTACAAGGACAATCCCGAATGGACAAGAGATTGGTCACAAGGATGTGCCACACCAGGAGAGGTTGGTGAGTGGAGAGATAAACTCGCTACTAAGCATCCCGGATGGAATGATGTGCTTGGAAAAGCACAAACAATGCCCGGTTCAACTGTAAAGAAACTCTAATATGGCAAGAAGAAAAAGAACGGCGAATGACCAACCAATCGGTGTTGGTCTTACAACTCGCCAAATGAAGAGAAAGAAGGCGCTCGGGAGTGAATATCTATTAGATATTGATCCACTTACAGATAACCAAAGAAAACTTTTTGATGCATATGCAGAAGGTAAGCATCTTGTTGCATATGGTTGTGCAGGAACGGGTAAGACTTTCATCACTCTTTATAATGCTCTTCGTGAAGTTCTTGATGACAGAACTCCTTATGAGAAAATTTATCTGGTTCGTTCTTTAGTTGCTACCAGAGAAATTGGTTTTCTTCCTGGAACATATGATGACAAATCGGACATTTACCAAATTCCATATAAGAATATGGTAAAATATATGTTCCAGATGCCATCTGATGCTGAGTTTGAGATGCTCTATGGTAATCTTAAATCTCAAGAAACTATTAAGTTCTGGAGTACCTCATTCTTAAGAGGTACTACGCTCGATAATTCAATTATTATTGTGGATGAATTTCAAAACTGTACAAGTCATGAATTAGATTCAATTATTACACGTATTGGAGAAAATTCAAAAATTATGTTCTGTGGTGATGCAACTCAATCAGACCTTGTAAAAACTAATGATCGTAATGGTATTGTAGATTTTATGACTATCTTGCGTAAAATGCCATCAATTGATATAATTGAATTTGGTGTAGATGATATTGTTCGTTCTGGACTTGTTAAAGAATACATTATTGCAAAAATGGAAGCAGGATTTTAATGTTTAATCATATTGATGTGACTCTCCCTCAACTTGAGAGGGAAACTATAGATGGTGTTCGTTATTATAAAGTTCCTGATGCCGAAGAATTACTTAGACTTGTTTCAATTACTTCCGTAACTAGTCATAAAAATCGCCAGTTTTTTGCTAACTGGCGTAAAAAAGTTGGTGAAGAAGAAGCAGATAAGATTACCCGACAGGCAACTAGTCGTGGAACTGATATGCACACTCTTACTGAACATCATCTTAAAAACGAAGAACTTCCAGAAGTTCAACCTTTGTCACAATTTTTATTTAAAATTGCCAAACCAGATTTAAATCGTATAAATAATGTTTATACTCTTGAAGGTTCCCTATACAGCAAAGTTCTTGGAGTAGCGGGAACAGTAGATTGTATTGCGGAGTTTGATGGCGAATTAGCAATAATCGACTTTAAAACATCTAAAAAACCAAAACCACGGGAGTGGATTGAACATTATTTTGTTCAGTGCGTTGCTTATGCCTGTATGTTCTATGAACTAACAGGCATTCCCGTCAAAAAACTTGTAATTATTATGGCTTGCGAAAATGGAGAATGCGTCGTTTATGAAGAAAGAGACAAATCAAAGTACATCAAACTACTCACCGAATACATTAGAGAGTTTGTTAGAGATAAACTGGAATCATATGGAAAAAAATAAAGAATTAGAGCAGGCAATACAAAGTAAGTTTCTTACACCTTCTAAATTCGCATTAGAAATTGAGAATATAGTTGCAACTGAAAATTTTAATTACATTGATGCAATTGTACACTATTGTGAAATCAATAGTCTTGAAGTAGAATCGGTCACAAAACTTATTTCAAAACCTCTTAAAGAGAGACTCAAATGGGATGCAACCCGTTTGAACTTTATGAAAAAAACTTCGAGAGCAAAACTGCCTTTATGATCGTGACGCCATTTGAAACTTATCAACATTATTTGTCACTCAAAAATCATTTTACAAACCCAAAATACGACTTCTTTAAGTATGGTGCTAAAACTCGTGCCAGTATCACATCCTTTAATCGTCGCCGGGATAAATATTTCTTCGAGAAAACATCGAGAAAGTATAATGATAAGGAAGTCGTAGATTTTCTAGTATCAAACTTTGTATCAGCAGACATACCTGGTAACTTATGGATTGGAGAAATTATCAATTCTGGAGAAAGAAATTACGCAGATTGGATGCGGAGACAACAGAGTTTGACTTACTTGTTCAAAGAGCAAAGCAACGAATTGTTCTCGGAGATCAAATTAGAGGATGCTTTGAACTGTTCCAAAGGACATCCTTTAGTCCTAAAAAGGTTTCTAAGCGGGCAATTGTCGCTAGAAACCTTAACAATCTACGAAAAAATATTCCGTTTTTCAAATAAGTTTGATCAAAAACTTTTGGACCCAGTGTGGGAGACCGTAAGTTTGAAAATTCGGAAATATATGCCATTCATAAATATTGACGTGTTTTCTTACAAAAAGATTTTACGGGAAATTGTCAATGAGTAACTTTTTTGATTCTGATATTATTCAAGATGAACTGAAAGAAATTAATCAGTTACAAGAGAGTATTTACGGAAGTATTCTGACTTTCGGTATGATGTCCCGTGAAGACAAACTGGAACACATTGAGAAACTGTCCCTCTTGCTAGAAAAGCAGAGAGTGATGTATACTAGGTTATCTCTCTCAGACGACCCACAAGCGGTTGAGATGAAAGAGAATCTACGCAAATCAGTTGCTTTAATGGGATTTTCCCCCGAAACTGATATGCAAGTTTTATTCACTAGTATGACAAAAACGATTGAATCCCTCAAGAAGTACCTTGACTGATCCCCCAAATCCTGTTATACTATCCGAGTAATCCCCCGAATCCAAACTATCCGAGGTATCTAAATGGCATTTGCCGATCTTAAAAAGCAATCTAAACTTGGTTCTCTCACCGAAAAACTGGTGAAAGAAGTCGAAAAAATGAATAGTTCTGGCAGTTCTTCCGATGAACGTGTATGGAAGTTGGACTGTGATAAGAGTGGGAATGGATATGCAGTAATCCGATTCCTTCCTGCTCCCGATGGAGAAGATCTTCCTTTTGTGAAAGTATATTCTCACGCATTCCAAGGCCCTGGTGGTTGGTTGATTGACAACTGCTTGACAAGTATCAATCAAAAGTGCCCCGTCTGTGAGCACAACTCTGGTCTCTGGAACAATGGCACTGATGCTGGTAAAGAAGTTGCTCGTAAGCAGAAGCGCAAACTGACCTATGTATCTAACATCTATGTGGTAAAGGATCCTGCCAATCCTTCCAATGAGGGTAAGGTGTTCCTCTTCAAGTACGGTAAGAAAATCTTTGATAAGATTACCGAAGCAATGCAACCTGAGTTTGAAGATGAATCTCCAATCGATCCCTTTGACTTCTGGCAAGGTGCTAACTTCAAACTGAAGGCAAAGAACGTTGCTGGTTATCGTAACTATGATTCCAGTGAATTTGCTTCTCAAAGTGCTCTTCTGGATGATGATGATGCAATGGAAGCAATCTGGAAGAAGCAGTATTCTCTCGCAGATTTCATGTCTCCTAGTGAATTCAAGACTTATGAAGAACTGAAGAAGCGCCTCAGTTCTGTTCTTGGAACCAAGAACACACGCATTGCTGAAGAAGTTGAAGATGAAGATGATTATCGTGGTTCTACAAAAGAACTTGATGATGACCTTCGTGATGATCTGTCCAGTTTGAAACCCACTCGCACAGTGTCTTCCTCTGATGAAGATGAGGATGATGATGCCTTGCAGTATTTCGCTCGTCTTGCCCAAGACTAAATAATAGTGCCTTAAATGTCCGCAAACTTTAAGGGTGGAGGGGAGAAATCTCCTCTTTTTTATTATAAATAATAATGCGGACATTATAAGAGCAGTTATGGAATACTATACTTACGCTTATTTGCGTGAAGACGGCACACCTTACTATATTGGTAAAGGTAAAGGTAGAAGAGCATTTTTAAGGCATAGTGGATTTTACCCACCATTAAAAGAAAGAATTTTGCTCTTAAAAAGAAATCTTACATAAGAGCAAGCATTCAATCACGAAATCTATATGATTGATGTTTTCGGTAGAAAGGATTTAGGAACAGGTATTCTTCATAATAAAACTAATGGCGGTGATGGATGTTCTGGTAAAATAATGACTGAACAGGATATTCAAAATAGAAGAAAAGGAAGACTTGGAAAACCTTTATCAGAGTCTCATAAGAGAAAAATTGCTGAAGCAAATAAAGGAACTCCCAAAACTATGACTGAAAAAAGAAGACAGTCAGATATAGAAAAAGGTTTGAGAGCAAGAGGAAAACCAAAACAAAAACATAGTGATGAAACAAAAAGAAAAATAAGTGATGCAACACAAGGAAGAGTTCCTTGGAATAAAGGATTAAAAGGAGTTCAGAAAAACGGTAGATCAAGAAAATTATGTTATAATGGTGTAGTATATGAATCCATATCTGATGCTGTAAAACTTACTGGTAAAACAAAATACCATATTGCGACATACAGTTCTTTTTTATGAAATCTGATTACTATATTGACCATATTACAAAGAAACAGGCAGAAGACCTCCTATTAACCTATCATTACTTAAAAGATTTTTCAAAAGGGTTTAAGTCTGGATACAATTACGGACTTTTTAAAAAAAATGATTTCTCTCCACTCCATATCGGACATCTGTTAGGAGTAGTAATTTTTTCTGGACTTCCAGTTCCCGAAATTGCAAAAGGCGCATTTGGACTTGAAAGAAATGAACAACAAGGACTATTTGAACTCTCAAGGTTATGCATCCATCCAGACATCCAATCTAGTGAACATAATATCACTTCTTGGTTTGTTTCAAGATCGATTAGACAGTTACGGAAGGATACTGAAGTTAAAGCAATCATCTCTTACGCTGATAGTGATTTTCATTCTGGCACAATCTATCGCGCTTGTAATTTTGCATACGCAGGTCTCACAGATCCAAAGAAAGATTTCTACTATGCAGACGGAACTAAGCACTCTCGTGGCAAAGTAAAAGGTGCTGAAGGAGAATGGAAAGACCGCTCCCGCAAACACCGATATGTGATGGTATTCGATAAGAATTTAAAACTCTTATGGTAATGTATTATAAGTATTTTCAGTTCTAATAGTTTGTTGATCAATATACTGAGAAGACTCATCATAAAATAATTCTCTTCTTATATCTTTAAGAACAGTTTGAAGATATTGTGGTTTTAAAAGATAAATTAAACTTTTTTTATTGTTCTGTATTGTTTCATATTCATAATTACCAATTCCAACCACAGGATTTAAAGTACTTAATGGTGCTATTGGATTTGGTATTGTAAAATTTGAATTTACAATTTGGCCAGCAGAGAGTATTAATCTTCCATGATCATCTTTTACTTCAGTTGTTTCGTAGTGGTGAATGGCGTTTAAATCATTTCCATAAATTCTTTCACAATAACGATACAAATCTTTATTTGATAGAGGCCACTGATCTCTTAAATTAGTAATTCCTGCACTGATAATTACTACCCAATCGTATTCAACACTTCCATAAATCTCTTCAGCAACTAATTCTGGTCTTGTACCGTCAACTATTGTATATTTGTTAAATACAGTAAACACATTTTGCAGATCATCTCTTATCTTTGCTCTTCTAAAAATATTTTTTACAAGAAGATAATCTTGTGATGATTGCTTGTCGGAAAGAAATGATTGATACTGTACATTTGGAAGTTCTCTAAAGTATGTCATTAGTAACCGACTCCTTCTTTGATGTTTTGATAATCTTCTGCATAGATTGGAGAAAGTTCTTGAAATGATAATGTAAGAACCATATGAACTGGAGTTGCATCATTAAAAGTTGCATATTGACCAGATCCAGAATAATTAACACTCATGTTTGTTAAAGCACATGGTTTGAACTTATTTAAAAAGGGATGTGCTTTTGCTCCAGTCCTGTACTGAATCTTAAATACATTTGGAGATTTTACAAAGAAACCACCACCAGTTGATCCAGTAGCACCTTTTCTTGGCGTCATTTCTTGTTTGAAAGTTCTAATGATAGTTTTTATTTCTTCTGCTTCCGATTGAGATCTTGGAATTAAATCAAAAGTAAATTGAAATGCTGTTCTTATATTTACTCCTTGGAACAACATTTCAACATTTTGGTTAACTACTGCTCCAGTTTCTCTTGAAATCAATCCAGATATAGATGTATCTTGACCAGTAAGTGCCTGAACTGCTAACTTTGAAAATACAGTTGCTGCTGCTTTTTGTCCTGTTCCTTGAGTAAAAGCACCTTGAAACTTAGAAAATACCTCTTGACCTCCTTTTATAGCTGCTGAAAAAGGATCATCTCCAGCAACAACTCCTTTTCCAGCAATCAATCCAGCAGCAAGAGCAGCATTTAATGTATTTTCACCCCAGTTTGCGGAATTTGAGTCTGCAACAGATTGTGGCATGGGAAGTAAAATCGTACCCAAGAGTTTACTTCCACCCAATGCCTGTTCAGTTGTTCCCAATGCAAAAGAACCTGCAGAACCTGCAGATAATCCAGGAGGTTTATATTCTACAACATCAACCTGCAAAAAATCATCATTTTTTCCAATACTAGCTTTTGGGTATCGTAGTATTTGTGCCATTTATTTTTTTAACTATTTATTTTTAAGTTTGGCGAAAATCTGCATAAGGAATAGAACGAAGAGTATTAAATTCACTCATAGTTACTTCATAAAAAGGACTTGCAACTTCTGGGAAAGTATATTTTCTTATCTTTCCCCAATGATAATTAAACCCAAAAAATCCATAGTCCATAGGTTCAGATGCAAGTATCAATGGATATCTATCGTAAATAATATTTGGTGTTTTAGCATAATATATGTAGGTATAATATTTACCTGCAGATGGAAAATCTCTTTCAGTATCTTGAAGTCTTTCAATAATCATATTCATTAGTTCTGAAGGACTCTCAATACCAATCAAATCTCTTTTGACCGATGCAATTCTGTTATCAGTTTTTTGTTTACCTCCTTTACCATCAGATCTTAATTTTGGATTCTTTTTTTGATAATCTGGATCATATTTGATAATATAAATTAACTGTGTCTTGTTTAAACGACTATAATTTGTACTTGTCGCTCCAGTTTTTGTGTATTGATGAGGTATGTAATACTCAGTTGCAATCTCTTTTAATTCACTTAATGAATAATCTTCAAGTTTTGGTCTTTCATATCCTGTGAGTGCCATTATCTTATATCCAAGTCTTCTTCTGTGAGGATTTTAAATTCATAACCATGATCCAAACACCATTCTCTTGCAGATTCCCATTTTGCTTGATTTTTAGCATATTCAACAACTTCATAGATATAACTTTTTGTTTTCTTTTTTTGAACTTTTGGTTCAACTGTTTGCTTCTTTGGTTTGATTTCTACTAAAGACTTTTTAACATTTCCGTCATTGTCTTTGTATTTTATATAAAAATCAACAAAATATCTATGGATTCTACCATCAATTGGAGATCTATAAGGTATGGCAATTTCTTCACTTGAATATTCTAAAATGTTCATATTTAAGTCACAGTAACAAAGAAACTTTCTTTCCCAACTACTTCTGTAAATAATATTATGAATATCTCCTTTATATTTTTGTGGATTGGATGGCGAATATCTTCCTTGCAAATATTTTTTTCTTCTACTCATATTTTTTCCAACCCTTATGAGATTTATTTCTTCCAGAAACTACTTGATATAGGCATCCAATGCTTAGATTATTACTTTCTGCAAATTTTGCAAGATTTTTAATTTGTATTATTTTTCCTTCTGGGTTTATTAATTTATATTCTTTACTATTTTTTTCTGATATTTGATTTTTTCTTTCATCGGAAAGTTTTTTTCCTTTATTTGGATTTTGATTATTTTTATACCATTCTTTTTTCTTTTCACTTTGTTTTAATTTTGTTTTTTTGGAATGTTTTTTCTCCCACATAGGATTTAGATCAGCAAATCTTTTACTTCCGTACATTCCATTTTTTTCTCCAATATTTATTCTACTTTTTCTAAAATCTTCATCAGTTTGGCATTTGTTTTTAATTTTTTTACTTATTATTTTTTTAGTTTCTTTTGTATGTTTTTTCCCATAAAATCCATTTTTTATCCCACTACAGTCATTAGGATTTTCTGTTAGAAAAGTTTCTTCTATAAATTCATTTTTTGAATGTATATTTAAAATACTATCAAGATTTTTGGTATTCCATTTATAACTTACCTCTTTCATATTGAAGAATTTATTATTTCTTATTATTTATAATTGATGTCTAAATACTTATAATAAAAGATCAATTATAGGTATTTAGAGTGCCAATTCCAAGGAGTTTATCGAGTGTAAAATCTTTATTCGGAAATTTAGCACAAACATCTCATTATGAAGTTCAGTTTGGTGGATTGCCATCGGAACTTTCATCTTTTTTATTGGGTAAAGGCATAACTCCATTCTTTACTGGTGGTGATTTCGGATTACTGTGTTTTTCTGCATCATTACCAACATCCTCCTTTGCAACTACAGAGGTATCTCCTTATATTGGACTGAAAGAAAAAATAGCACATACAAGGATATACACAAACATAACTTTAGAATTTTATGTTGACAGTAGTTATAATACTTTAAAATTATTGGAACATTGGATGGATTATATTGCAAGTGGATCTGCAGCAAATCAAGCATCTAATGATTACTTCATTCGAATGCAATATCCTTCAACTTATAAATCCGATCAAACAAGAATTATAAAATTTGATAGAGATTATAACAGAGAAATTGAATATACTTTTAGGGGATTATTTCCTGCTTCAATTTCAAGTGTTCCAGTTTCTTATGGGCCATCTGATATATTAAAAGTTGCCGCTACATTTGAGTATGATCGCTATATTGCAGGTAGATCACTTAGTTTACCTATATTTCAGGGAATTTCATTTAACAATGATTCATCAATACCTAGAAGAGTTCCTATGTCTCCTGGGCAGGCAGGAACTAGTGGAGTTGTTTTTAGACCGATAAACTTAAGTCCAACAGAAGCAATAGTAAAAGGGGAACTTTATACTACATTAACGGGAAGTCAAAAAGCAGTCTAAATATTTTCGCTAGTCATTGATTATTATGCCATTACCAAAAGTTTCTACACCAACGTATGAGTTGGAAATTCCTTCTATAAAAAAGACAGTTAAGTATAGACCTTTTTTAGTTAAAGAAGAAAAGATTTTAATTATTGCAATGGAGAGTGAAGATCCAAAGCAAATTACTGAAGCAGTAAAAGATGTAATTAGTAATTGTATTATTACAAAAGGTATTAAGGTTGATTCATTAGCAACTTTTGATATCGAATACTTATTTTTAAATATTAGAGGAAAATCTGTTGGTGAAACTGCAGAGGTGTTGATTACTTGTCCAGATGATGGAGAAACTCAAGTACCAGTGACTATTAATTTGGATGATATTAAAGTAGAAGTAAATGATGAGCACAGTCGTGATATTCAATTAGATGATAACTTGAGTGTTAGGATGAAATATCCATCTATTCAAGAGTTTATTAAAAATAATTTTATTCGCAATGATCAGATAAGTGTTGATGATACTTTTGGAGTCATTACTTCTTGCATTGAACAAATTTATAATGAAGAAGAGTCTTGGTCGGCATCAGATTGTACTAAAAAGGAATTAACAGACTTTTTGGAATCATTGAGTTCAAAACAATTCAAAAAGATTGAAAAGTTTTTTGAATCTATGCCAAAATTAAGTCACACTATCAAAGTAACAAATCCAAACACTGGTGCAGAAAATAAGATTGTACTTGAGGGATTAACATCTTTTTTCGCCTAGCAATGGCGCATGAAAATCTTGCGTCATATTATAAAATAAATTTTGCTCTTCTTCAGCATCATAAATATAGCTTGACAGACTTAGAAAATATGATACCTTGGGAAAGAGAAGTGTACGTTTCTCTACTCCAACAGTATATTGAAGAGGAAAATTTAAAGAACGGAACAAATAATGGCTGAGCAGGTCACACCACTTACAAGTTCTCCTCTTTCTCAAGAGTCTAGGCAAGTTATTGCTGGAAGTACATCAGTATCTGGACAAGCAATAAGAGGATCTAATTTATTAGGTGGTGTTGCACCAAGTGAAACTGAAATTAAAAATCTCCAAACACTTCAACAAAATCAATCATCATTAGTTGAAGTTCAAAGTGGAATATTTGGAATAAGACAAGATATTAACCAATTAAATACTGGATTAATCAGTATTGCTACATTGTTGCAACAAGATGCAACAAATGAAGAAAGAATATTAAGATCTCAACAAGAAAGTGAAAGAAGACTTGCAGAAGAGCAAGTAAGAATTGGAAAAGAAAGTGATCTTGAAAGAAAAATACAAGCAGCGATAGTTGCACCTGTAGCGGAACTTGCACCAAAAGTTCAAAATCTTTTTGGAAATGTTCTTCAATCTCTTGGTTATCTTTTTGGTGGATGGTTAACAAACCAAGTCATAGAGTATATTAAAG